AAATATTTCTTATCTTTGATATCACCACGAGAGTGGAACATGGAATATATAACATCAGTTAGACTTAATTCAGAACATAAATGGGTTTCAACAAAAGAATTTTAACAAAAGAGTTAATCTACAAAGTAGATGAGAAAGATTTACCAAGACTATTCAATGCAGACGCATTAATTATGGATATATGGTCTTCTGAATTCGTTGAGTTATTCCAACAAGGACATTCAAAAGAACAAATCTTAAAAAAGTTAGAAAATGCGTGAACAAAAATCTGATTTCGAATTGCTTGCTCCGAAGATGAGACAACCGATTCACATTACTTACTTGGCTAAATATATCCTTAAAAAGACTATCGAGGAAACACAGGAAGTTATTAACAGAGGTGTCGAACAAGGGATATTTGAGGAAGTAAAATTTAATGGTTACTACAAATTAAAACATCAAGAATAATATGAGTAAAGAGATGGTAAACCATCCCGACCATTACGGTGGGGAAGAGAATCCGTATGAGGTAGTAAAGATTGCTGAGGCGACTGGTATTGATAAAGATGCCTACCTCTTCAATGTATTGAAATATATCGTCAGAAGTGGAAAGAAAGATGATAATCCACCTTTACAAGATTTGAAAAAAGCGTTATGGTATTTGGAACGCAGAATTAAAACAATGGAATAATGGTGATATTAATGAACTATCTATTCATCGGAGTAGTCGTAGCATTTCTTTTAGAGATGATTGTTGCTAAAGTTGCTGGTGAAAGATTCACATTCGGTGAAAGACTTTTTGTGATTACATTATGGCCAATTTCCCTTATGGTGTTCCTAACAGGATTTTTTAACGAAGGAGAATGAAAGAAATGAAAGAATTAATTGGAGACATTCACTGTTCAGATACGGTGAAGTTTATGAATGAAATGCCTGAGAAGTCAGTGGATTTAATTGTTACCTCACCACCTTATGGTGTGGGTATTGATTATGATTCATGGGATGACGATAAATACTTTGACGAGTATATGAGGTTTACTCGTGAGTGGTTGAGTGCCGCTTACAGAGTCTTAAGAGATGACGGTCGTATTGCGGTGAACATTCCTTATGAGATTAACCGTCAGAAGAAAGGTGGGCGTATCTACTTCTCTGCTGAGATTTGGATGGTGATGAAACAATTGGGTTTTGGTTTCTTCGGTCTTGTAGACTTGGAGGAGAGTTCACCACATAGAAGTAAAACGACTGCGTGGGGAAGTTGGATGAGTCCATCGGCACCATACATCTACAATCCGAAAGAGTGTGTAATCCTTGCTTATAAGAATCTCCCAAAGAAGCAAGTAAAAGGGACACCTCAATGGGAAGGTGAATACCAAATGGTTCCTAATGAGAAGATTGAAGGTGAGTTTAGAAAGAAGTTGGTATATGATGAGAAAGATAAAAAGGACTTTATGTCTTTGGTCTTTGGTCAATGGAACTATTTCGCTGATACTCAACAGAAGACTAAAGCGACTTTCTCTTTGGACATTCCATATAGGGCAATCAAGATTATGTCTTATAAAGAAGATTTAGTATTCGACCCATTCAATGGTTCAGGAACTACATGTTTAGCTGCTGAGATGTTGGGACGACCATGGTTGGGGTGTGATATATCACTAAACTATTGTGAGGTTGCTAAAGAAAGAATCAAAGAATATAAACTTGACCAACAACAGTTAGAGATAGTATTAGATGAGCATACAAAACATTAAAGTTATTGATGGTGAAACTTTAATAGTAACGACCACCGATAACCAAGTCATATGGTGCAAAAGAGATGAACTCGAAGGTCCACGAAGGACTTGGTTTGATAATATATTGGCTTGTGCCGTATCACTGGTAAATGAAACCCCTTCAAGGTAAGGGGTTTTTTCTTGTTATAGATATTTATAGTAAAGATTTTGTTGATGAGAAGATATAGAATGACTGAGTCAGAGAAGAAAAGGATACTAACTTTACATGAGACCGCCACAAAAAATGTTTATTTAAGTGAACAGAGTAGTGAAGTCGACTTTGGGTATGGACATGAAGGTAAACCTGCAGGACAAGAAGTTTTTGACCACATTAGAGGTTTTGAAAAGTTTGTTCCTTATGTCTATGATGATGCTGTTTTCCCATCAAAACCTTATGACCCTAACTCAGGTAGTCCCAAAGGAACACTAACCATTGGTTATGGTACTACTAATCCTGACATTATCCAAAAATATCTGAACAAGATGACTCAGGAAGAAGCTATGAGACTTTCTGCTGAAGATATAAAAGATGCTGCGAAGACAGTTAAGGACTGGCAAAGTAAAGACCCTGAAAATAGAAAATTAACTAAGGGTATGTATATTGCTTTGATTGATATGGCATATAATAGAGGTCGTACTAACTTCATGCAGAGTGGGGTATTAAAACAAATTGCAAAAGGAAATTATAAACAAGCCGCACAGGAAATATTAAATGGTAAAGGTATTTGGGGTCACCCAGAGAGATTGAAAAAAGACTATGAGATGTTCTGTAGAGACGGAGGTTGTTAAATTATAGACAGATGAAAACATTATTAAAAGAAACGGGTTTACGTAATATTGGTGAATTAGCCAAAAGATATCCAAAAGCTAAAATTTACTTCCACCAAGATTTGGATGGGGTAACAACAGCTTTGGCAATGAAGAATTATTTGGAAGACAATGGTATCAAAGTTGTTGATACTGAGATTATCCAATATGGTGATAAAGAGTTTGCGGTTAAGAAACAAGATGCCACAGGTGATACGATGCCAGTCTTAGTTGACTTTGCTCACGGTAAACCAATGTTTGTGATTCACACTGACCACCACGATTCTCAAAGTGGTGTTGAAGGAGACACAGCGACATCTTTTAGACCTTCACGTTCAAATGTTGCAACAATATCAGATGTGATGTCACCAAAGGATATCTTCCCTTCAGATGATATTACACTTATTTCAACTGTGGATTCTGCTGATTTCGCGAAGTATGGATTAAGTCCAAAAGATATTATGAACTTCATCTTTAGATTAGATAAGGATAAGTCATTACAAAAAAATAAAATGGCGTTAGGTTTAGCCGCTAACAAATTGATGTTAGCATATAAGAACAAACCTGGTTTTATGGAGGAATTGGTAATGACATCAAAACCTTCATTGTTGAACATCTTCCAAAACATTAGAAGAATTGCTGACAGAGAAAACTATGCATCTCCATTGATGATGGCTGCAAATCAAGAGGATTATATAGAACAAAGAAGTAAAGACCCAAACCTAAGTTACAAAGACGGAATCATATACCAATATGGTGGAGGTAAGATGTTCAAACCAGGTTCTTATGACAGATACACACCATTTGAATTATATCCTGATGCTGACTTCTTAATTACAGTTTGGCCGATGGGATTGGTTCAGGCGTCATGTAACCCATTCAAAAAAGAAAGAGAATTGAAAGGAGTAAACTTAGGTGAGATTGCTCAGGAAGTGTTGGGTAAGTGGGAACCTAAATTAAGAGAAAAGATTATTCCTTTATCAACCATCAAATGGATTTCTGAAAGTAGTAAACAATTTGGTGATGATTCAGTAGGTTTCACAAATGCGGATTTGGAAGCATTCTACGGTAAGAAGATTAGAGGAATGGAAGGTGGTGACCAGTATATGGAAAACCTAAAAAAAATTATGGATAAGAACTTCTCTGAGTTGAGTGAAGATGAAATGAAAGTATTAGATAATTTGGGTGTTCCTGCTTGGGAGATGATTCAAGCAAACTCAGGTGGTCATAAATGTATCACAAACATTTCAGCTCTTAACTACTTTGGTAGAAGTAACAGACCTCCTCAAGGAAAATATAAGTACAATAAAGACAGTGGTGATGCACCATATGTTAAGTTCTCAAAGATGATAGGACAGGAGTTCTACAGAAAATTGAGAGAAAAGATTGACGGAAGTAAATCAGAATAAAGAGAAGGAGACATTGTCTCCTTTTTTTATGCCCAATTGTTTCGACATACCGGCGGGTAGTTCTAATACCTTATCACCGTAACCTTTATAAGATTCACATTCCAATTCATTTTTACATATTGGACAATTTTCGTGGATGGTATCTACTTCGTCGTTATTGATAAAAATAATATCTAAAGGTATGAGACAATCAAACATCCAAAACGATTGTTCTCCTTTGGTTGGCATCAAGAAATACATACCTTGAAACTCATCATTGAAACGCTGTCCTTGCATTCCTTTTGTGATGGATTCTTTGGTAACACAAAGTTTAACCTTGATGTCTGTATTTCCTATTGAGACTTTCATATACTTATAAATATCTAAAGAATTATAATATGAATAAATACGGAGGTGTAATTGTAAGATGTAACAATAAGGTATTGTTATGTAAAAGAAATGCTGAAGGGTCATTACCTGGTCATTGGTCGTGTCCTGCGGGTAGTATAGAAGAAGGTGAAGAACCATTGAAAGGTGCGATGAGAGAGTTTTTTGAAGAAACTGACATCAGGCTGTTGAAGATACCAGAATTTTGTGGTATAATTAAACGAACCAATAGAGACGGTAGTAAGATTAAAGGTGAGATGTATTGTTACCTTTATGATTGTGAGGAAGAAGTATACCCTGATTTAGATAGTGCTAAGGATGGTGATGAACACACTGAGTGTGGATACTTCGGAAAAGATGAGTTACCTTCTCCAATGACAGAACAGTTTAATAAATTACTAAATATAATCTTAAAATGAGTTTAATGTACAAAGCCCTCGTAGCAAAATACGAAGCAGACCTTTTAGAAGCAAAGGCAACATTGGAAGTTTACTTCCATAATTCAGTCGGTATCGGTGAACACCCTCAACATTTAGAAGAAATGAATGAGTTGGTTGATAAGATGGCTTCTGCGAGTGATAAACTTGAAGCACTAAAATCCAATTTCGATGAAAAGGGTATGGCAATCTAACGAGCCATTGAGGAAACATTCAGGGCATTTCAAACTATCTTATAACCCTACAGGGTATTTCATTAAGGAAATATCAAAAAAAATTAAGAAAAGTGCTTGACGGAGACATATTTTTTATTAACTTCGTATAACTTTTGACGGATAAGGGAATATTTATACTTTACCCTACTGAATTATCAGAAAAATTTGTTAAAAAAGTTTGACACTTTAAAAATTATGTTTTAGATTTGTCAAAGTTCTTTGAAATACTGGTCATGTTTATGGACCGACTTTTGTATTTTCTCTTCGGAGATTATCCTTTCCAAAGGAGTTGGACATAGACAGACACGGCGGTTTAGCGTCGTTAGATAACCCCTGTGAGGGGACTAAAGGGACTGAAGCGGGATTAGTACACCGTGAATGTTCGCAGTCTTAAGACTGACAACTAAACAAAGTAACTACGACAGGTTCCCCGAGGGCAACTGCTGGGGGGAAGATGTTACTCTGAGTCCGTGGAATATCAGAGTTGAGATGGTGACATCAACAGGAAAAGTTACAGGTGACGGTTCGACACTCACTGCTATGAGTTGTAGGGCTGGGTACCAGTCTGAAGGGTTTCCGAGACGAGTAAGTCTACGAAGTCCTGACTGACCGTAAGTTTGCAGACTTACAGAGAGGTGTGAAGCATTCTGTTCTCCAAAGGAATAGACCTTCTCCCGAAGCACATCTTTCCTTCTTCCACAATTGCTAGTTTAATAACAATAGTCCTGAACCAAGGGATTGAAAATTAAATGACAAGCAAGAGTCTTCGGGCGTTGACAACGAAAGGTGTCTAAAACTCCGAGTGTAAACTAACGGAGTCATTGAACAGACCGCAAGTCTTTCAATGTCAATTACAAAAGACCTGTTGGGACGGCCATCCCTTCATGAACTCGCAAGGTTCAACAGAGTTAAGTAGTAGTTGAGTAGTTGTTAACGAATACGAGTGGTTAGCGTAAGTAACCGACACTGACTTGATACGATAGGCAACTATTGTGGACAATGTGAGCAACCGACTATTAGGATAATCTCACGAAAGACAGGTCACATAAACGTGTAGTCTCAGCGTTCTATACCACATATACCTTCCTTGACCTCGGTGCTAACCCACCGAGGTTTTTTTATGCTCTTAGTTGTTTGGTAAGAAAATATTTCTTATCTTTGTATAACAAATAAAGACAACTATGGTATTAGAAAGAAACATCAAAATCATCCACCCACAATTCGGAGAATTATTGAATGACAACTACGCTGACGAGGTTCAGTTTAAGTTGTTCCTTCAGATGGTTCATTCTTGTGTGGAGTTGAAGCAGGATTTATCGTTCTTCAACGGTCGTGATTTCTACGTTCACGTTCCTTACGAACTTCTTCGTCAATCCATCATCTTGGGTAATGCTAAACCTCAGGAGGAATTGACTTTGGGTCAGTACGCTGTCCGTAAATCTAAGATGGAGGAGTAATGTATAGAGTTGGTGGTAGTGTTGTAATTCCTGAGACAAAGGAAATCAAGGAAATTAAAGAGATTGAAAGGTTTGATGGTGATGTTGTCATTTACACTACTGATGGTAATGCGTATGGTATCAGGGAATGTAGAACGGTTGATGACGCGTTCAATAAAGAGATAGAAAAATTATTAGGTAAATGGAAGGTGTAAAAAACTTTTTTGATAGGACTTTGATTACTGCGAATGGCCAGATGATTCATCCTAAAGTATTAAATACTAAACATATTATTATCAATGTGGCGTCTGAGTGTGGGTATACTAATCAGAATTATCAAGACTTACAATCTTTTTTAGAGACGGTTGATAAGGATAAAGTATCGGTATGGTTGTACCCTTCCAATGATTTTGGTGAACAAGAGCCAGGAACTGACGAAGAGATTAAGATGTTCTGTGAGAGTTATGGGGTATTAGACTACCCGAATGTCTATTTGATGACTAAAACATCTCTAAAGGACTCTGACATATGGCATTGGTTACAATATACCAATGAGGGTTCCACAGAATATGGTTATGACTTTGAGGCGAAGTGGAACTTCTTCAAGTATTTGATTGATGAGGATGGTGAGATGTGGGGTCTATCGTATTCTGAGGAAAGTCTGTTGGATGAAGAGGTAATGGATTGGGTGAAGACACCTATTATTACCAAAGAAGAAAGAGGTAAAATATTGACTGAGATGATGAGAATGGACCAAGAGATGGGTTTGTATGATGAACCAATTGAGATTGAAGGTGAGATTATTGGATATGTCAAAAAAGATAATGGTGAATCTTGATTTATCGATTGAATTAGATTATCATTTATTTCCCGAAAGGGTGGTGGAGTGAGCCGACCTCACGATAACCGTGTCGGCCCCAAAGGTGGAGAGTTATTTTCTCCACCTTTTTTATTTCTATGATATTTATGAGTATGGATTTTATAAAAATACTTGGGGATGTTATTACTGAACAGATAAATGTTCAGGCTGGTGCTGTTGGAGCTAGTGTTGGTCAACGAGCCGCGTCAGGTGGGAGTTCTCAAGTCTCATCACATAGTTGGGTTTCAGGAACTAAGATAGGTCCTGTTCTGAAAAATCCTGGTCAGTGTAATAACTATGGTCAAATTAGGAATCGTGGAGAATCTAATGAATACACCCACAACTCTTGTGATACGGGGGTGAGAGTTGGAACTGGTATATTTGCACCTTATGATGGGAAAATTACTTTGATTGATAACAGTAAGTGTGGTGACGGTATTGATTTGACTGGTGAGGTCGATGGTAAAACGTTATATTCAAGATTTTGTCATTTAAGAGACCGTGAAGTATCTTCTAATAGTGAAGTTACCAAAGGACAACTGATTGGGTTTACTGGTGGTGCTGAGGGTGAGCCAGGTGCAGGTAACACAACAGGTGCACACTTACATTGGTCCTTCAAAGTTGACGGAGTTTCAACAAATCCGTATACCTATAACTAATTTTATTGGGTAATTAATATATTTATAAATAAAGATAAAAACTATGGCAAACATTATTTTAACAGAAGCACAATTGGAAAGGTTGAAGGCTTCCTTGACAGAAGGTAAACATGATGGGTCATATATGGCGAAACAACAACTCTTTACCATCGCCACCTTAGCATATAAGATGTGGGAGATGATGGAAGATGGTGAACAATTGGAAGATTGGATGGAGAGTAAGTTGGCTCAAGCTGAACAAGGCGTAGTTGCCGCAGTGAAAGCTTACATGTATGATGAGGTTGAGGAAGATTTAAAAGGTATGAGTAAATTAGACTATTCCGATTTAGTCATCGGAAAATAAGTCAAAAATAATTGATTATTAAGACCCCTTTGTTATAATAGACGAAGGGGTTTTTTAATGCCCGATTAACAATAACAATAACAAAAATATTATGCAAAACTATCTAAAGTTTAACACAGAAAAACACACATTATCGGTCATCTACATAGATAATACTATGGGGGTTAG